TCAGGAGCTTGCCGACATGGCGCATCATCTCCTTTTGGGTCGGGGAGAGTTTGGCCTCGAGGTTCTTGAGCATCGACGGAAGGTTGTCGACTGACATCACAGTCGCACCCGTTTCCTCCACAGTGCCGACAACCTGAACAGCTGCAGTTACCGGCGGGCTGAGTACCTGCCCGCGGATCTTGGCCAGGTGAACTCGATACCTGCTGGTCATCGCATCCGCTACCACTTCAGGGTCGGCATTAGGAGCCAGCTGGATGGAGCCAGGATTGACGTAGGGGTTCTCACCGCTCGCCATCTGATCCACCGACAGCATGAACTCGGCATAGGTAAGCCTGCGTGCATCAGTGCTGTCCGCCAGGTCCTTCATCCCAGCCAGGAGACTTTCCGCAAAGATCTGCATGTCCTCGAGGCTGGGGATCTCGTTCTCGGAGACCTTGAACCGGTCGTGGTACACCCGGGCTAGCTCGAGACGAGCGTTCTCCTGCTGTGGGGTCAGGTTGTCCGATCCGAAAAGGGCCTTGATCGGATTACGGGCCATGAACTTGGCGAAGCTTTCATACGCTGCCCGTACAGGATTGGCGTTCTCGGTCCAGGTTTTGAAGACCGACTGGTTGATCTGCTGGGAGTATTCGTCGATCGCATCCGTCGGCATATGTAGGCCATCGAAGATGTGCTCGACACGGTTCGCCGATCCGTTGACGTTCTCCGACAGGAAATTGAGCATCATCTGCCCATCCCCGGATCCGATCACAAGCGTCGGCTTGGCCTTCACCCCGGACAGGGTCGGGCCATAGGCGAACGCTGACGTGCTCAGGTCATCCGTGAGCGACCTCGAGAAGTTCTCCGGGAACGACACCGTGTAGGTCTCTGTGCCAACCGTGATCGTGGTTTTCTCAAAGAGATCGGCCTTCTCTCCGCCGGCCAGGAAGTACCCCTGAGTGCCGGTCTCGATTATCGGAGAAAATGCCGAGAGATTATTGAGAATATCCTCCTGTTCCTGCTTGGACAGGTAATCACCCTTGCGGTAGCCATACTTCTCCGGATCCGCCTGCTTCATGGCCAACCTCTGGGTCACCTTGTCAATGAACATACCCTTGAGGATGATGGACTGGACCTGGGTGGCCTGCTGAGCTGCATCAGCAACTGCGCTGACATGCTTCATCAGCGTCTCTTCGATGGCCGAAACCATGGGCTGAACCAGGAACGTGTTCAGGTTCCCGATCAGGTTCTTTTTCTGCAGCTGGGTCAGCTCGAAATCTGCAGCGCTGCCCTCGATCGGGATGCTGTTCCCCATCGTGTACCACTCACCATTGTCGTTCTTGCGAGCGACATAGGAGGTCAGGGACTGTAGGTCAGCCATGAGCGCCTGGCTACCACCAGGACCATAAAGCAGCTCTCCAGCCGGCGTACCACTTTCCATGGATGCCGACAGAGTCTCGTAGAGCACCCCGATCAGGTCATCCGCCACGTTGCCGGCAATACCATTTGAGCCCGATCCGTAGATCGTGATCGTCATGGGGTTCTTGGTCAGCCCACGACTGATCGTGATGTCGCCACTCGACGGGTCGAGCGATACATCAACACTCAGGGCAGCAAGAACTCTCCGGAACGCCTGGAAGAGATCGTGTGCCGGTGCATTGCTGAGCGCAATGGATCGACCGAGAGTAGCGACGTTACCGTCAGTCTTCTCCGCGCCTTCCTGATACAGATCCTTGGGGTCCTCAACCATATGATCGTTGAGCGTCTTGCCTTCACGGCCGAAGAATGCACCACCCTTGGCAATCGCTCGGAGCCAGGACGGAACAATCTCACCGATGCCATAGAGCATCAGCGCATTGATCATGCCGTTGGTCTTGCCGTCGGCTTCCAGATATCCGAACGACTCGAACTTGCTCAGATCCTGGTTGTTCTCTCGAGCCAGCTCATACCGAGCCACGTTGATCAGCCCATGGATACCGGCGAAGGTCAGCTTGGTCTTCTTGTCAGATTGCAGACGGGCCAGTTCCTCGACCGCCTCGACAGGAAGGGGGGTATCCGACTTCTGGTTCCTGGAGCTCAGCCAGATCTTGAGGGTTTCAACCATTGGGCGATATTTACCGCCCGCGGTCATGGTTTCCTGGATGACCGCCTCTCCGATGACCTGACGCCCACCCTTGACCACACCAGGACGGTTGGCCTTTTCGGTCTTCATCCCGATAGCCTGGCCGATCGTCAGCAGGAACTTGGCAAAATCAGACCCGTCTTGTTGAACCAGGTTCAACACTGACCGGGTCGGCATATAGACTTCTCGAGCGGCCTTGTCGGACTGAGGATTGCTGGCCCCGTCCATTTGAGGACGACCGAGCTTGTTGATGTGGTGACGATAGAAGGTAGGCACCTGCTCGACACCGATCGGCCGACTGTTCGGATCCAGAGGATTGAATGAGCCCTTGGCGTGCTGCCGAACAGCCTTCATCTGCTTACCGATGTTGTCGAACGACATCACCAGGCTGCGCTGCAGACCCTGCACCGAGGCCCAATGACCCTTGTTCAAGCCCACCTCGGTGTGATCCTTTTTGAGATCACCATCCGTGTAGGGATGTCCGCTGAAGAGCGTGACAAACTGCTCACGTCCCAGGGACATGAAGAAATCGAACATCGGCATGTTCGGATAATGCGGTGTTGCCTGGGTAGCGCGCAAAGCCTGGGTCTGCTGTGAGGTCAGCTTGACCATCGGATTGTGCAGCTGGGTCTGATCGACTTCCTGGATCGGAGCCCCAATCTGGTATCCCTGCACCTCTTTCTCGATCATGGCCATGTCGGCCAGAGCGTCGTGAACACCGTGCAGGCTCCTGACCAAGGTGTCCACGTTCTCGGGACGCTTGTCGAAGAAGACACGCCCGAAGTTCTTCTTCGTGAATTCCGGGAAGGTCCAGGTATCCAGCCGAACAAGACCAACGCTCTCCAGGCTGTGGAGTACCTCCTTGGCGATCGCTTCAGGAATTCCCTTCACGTATGCGTCGTCAGTGTCCTTGTTCGGATCCACGCCCCAGAACCGCATGATGCTTTCCGCCATGGAGCGGACCGCGGTATCCAGCGAAATACCATCTTCGAACTTCTTGCGAAGGGTTTCGGAGACCTCATCCGCATCCTGGATCTCGAGCATTTCAGCAACCTGCTCACGGGTCGGCGGAGTGCTGCGGGTATTGGCATTCATGGCCCAGTCCAAGCCGGCCACAATGGCAGCTTCGACGAGCTGCTGGTTGTACCGATAACTGGTCTCGGTTTTCTCGAGGATCCCGAGTGCCCGGAAGCGAGCCCCCAGCATGATAGGATCATTGTTCTTCAGGCGCTCGAGGTATGACGGCTGTGCCACCCCATCCTTGTTGGCCTTCTGTTTCCCGGTCAGTACGGTAACGAGACGCTTACGCATCTCCGCCCGCACGAGCTGCCCGATGTCCAGCAATTGCTGCAGGTTGGTTCTATCCTCGGATCCGATGTCGTACCGAAGAGCATTGCTTCTCTCGAGACCGCCAAGAAAGTCTATCAGGCCCTGACTACTCGAGAGAGCTTCGATCAGCTCCTCGAGTGGGGCACGCAGACGCATCAGTCGGGATTTCTGACGGCGAGGCAGCTTGAAGGCCCGATGGAAGATGTTCTTGCCCTGGATCTGAACCAGGAGAGGATATTCGGTCTCGATGGCCGGCACCTGCCCGATATCAGACTCCTGATCCAAGAGAAGCTCTGCTTGCTCCAGGGTCGGCTCAGGCACTGGCTCAACTCGAGTGGGCTCCACAGAAACAGGCTTCACAGCCTCTGACACCTCAGAGACTGTTTCACTCAGTGCTTCGAGCTGGTCCTTCAGACCCTCGATCTCACGCTTCAGCGCATCACGAGTATCCAGATCGTTGGCATCGCTCTGGTACAGGCGTTCATTGAGCTTTTCGATTTCACCCATAATCGTCGACTGGTTATCTCCAGCCGGCTTTCCCGCATCCGCGGTTGTCTGTGGTGCGGGATCCTGAGAGGGACGCTCCTGCTGTTCGGAAGCACCGTCAGTCCTGGTCGTGGTAGCCTGGGATGTCGTCGGCTCCTGCTTCTTGCTGGCAGTATCCGAGCGTCCCTCTTTTTCAGTTACCTGGCTTGACTGGGGCTGGTTCACCTCAAGCGCCCGATCGAGGAGCAGCTCAGGTACCTGAACCTGCGGCAAACCAAGCTCAGGATAGAGCTGAGCGAAGTTGTTGGCCATTTCCGCAATGGCGGTGGCCTCCGCATGAACAGTGCGCGCAAAGCGTTCCTGGCCAGCATTGCCAACACGAACACCCACCCCCTTGGGAGTCATGTAGCTCTTGCCCTCGGCGTCCGCCGCTCGATACTTCACATCCTGATCACCGGTCTTGATGGAGCGGTTGAGAGCCGCCACCTTGTTGCGGTGTGAGAGGGCAAACCGGTTCAGCTTCTGAACACTGGCCTTGATGCGCTCCGGATTACCGGATGTCTGCGCCGCGGCGATCTGCTGCGCATGCTGAGCCAGGGAAAGCTGATGCCTCTTGGACCCACCATCGAGGCGGATCTGTTTGTCGATGAAGTCCAGCTTGTCAGCCTCACCGAGCTGCTCTGCGTATGTCTCTCCGGCCTTCTTCAGGTTTCGGGCGCCCTGCAGGATCCGGCGCTGCTCAGGAGTCAGCGTTTCGGTAGTACTGCCAGACTGATTGAGGATCTGATCGGCGATATTGGCGTTAACGGCCTGCGGAGCAACAGCTGCCAGCTGCACAGTCTGCGCCACAATCTTCGGATCAAGCGGACCAGTAGCATCCGGCTGCTGCATCTTCTCCTGTGCCCACTTGATCGCATCGCGGACCTTGGGGGTTTGCTCGATCGCGCTCAGAAGATTGGCGTAGGCGTTAAACTCCTGGAATTCGGGACGATCTTGCGGAACCTTCTGGAGGAACTTCGGCAGCTCCTCCTGAAACAGGTTACGATTTTCCTGGATGCTCTTGAGGATGAACGTGGCTGCCGCCACCCGATCCTGTTCCGAGCTATCCGGATTGATCACAACACCGACGGCAATGTTCAGGGCTTCGAATTTGTTCGGAACCCGACCGAGCTGCTCTCGAGCATCGGCAATCTGGGTGCCCACGACGTCCGGCATGTATGCAAGATCGGCTTCCTGGAGCTGGGCGGCTTTCTGGACATCAGAGATATAGCTCTCGACGTCTGCACCAGTGGCCCCAACTTCGGCTGCCATTGCCCGCAGACCGTCTGCTACAACGGGGGCGGAGACAACAGCATCCTGGATAGCCGGTGCCATCTTTTCAGGAGAGACCGTTGACTCGGCTGCAACAGCCTCCTGGCGTTGCTCTCCGACCTTGATCAAGGGTCGCAACGCCACCCCTGCCAATTTGGTGGTGGCCACGAGTCCCTGCCCTGCCAGTTGAGCCGTACCAATAGCCAGAGGAACAGAAGCCTTGGCTGCTGCTACCGCGGTCTTTCCAGCAGCATCAAGGGCTACACCAGGACCCTGCATCAGGGCAGTCGTGCCGGCACCTGCAGCCGCACCTTGAACGAAGCTGCCACCAGCCCCTTCACCGAGGTTCTGATCCGGATTTGCTCCGGAAACCTGAACACCCAAATTGCTGGCAACCTGACCAGCTGCAGATTGCACGCCCTCCTCGAGAGACTCCTTGCCAGCGTTCGCAAGAAGACCGCCCGCATTCGTTCGAGCCAGGGGAGCAAGTTCGATACCCTCGACCAACTTGCCGGTCAGGACACCAACTGCAGCTGCAGGAACCATGGCGACGATACCCGCATCTGCCGCCAGTTGAAGACGCGCTTCGTGGGCCGAGAAGCCGTTCTGGAGCAGTTCTCGATACTTGGGGCTCTCCATCAGCTCGGCTTCAGGCATGTTCATGACAGCCTGCTGAGCCTGGATCGAAGCCCCACCCCCCTCCATGCCGCCGATTGTCGGGGCAAAAGCGGTCTTCGAAGACGCTTCATCCATCAGCTGACGAGCTGACGGAGTCAGTACCTTTCCAGCATTGGCAACGGCACCAGCCGTCTTTGCCACCAGACCACCAGTAACGAGAGAACCGACCCCCTGCTCGGACATATTGAGAAGCATCTCAGGGTCTTCGATAAGGCGCTTGGCCCCATACCCGCTGTCGCGGAGAAACTCCCGACCATGGCTGGCCAGGTTGTCGATGAAGTTCTTGTCGTTCGACTTGTCCGACTCAGACAAGGCCTGGTTGTCCATCTGATCCAGTGCGGTTCTGATGGAGTCGACGTATGTCCTCTGGTTCAGGGCATCGCTGCTCAGGCGTGATGCACGATTGGTAGCATCTTCAGACAGGTTGGCTGTCCAATCGAGTGCCGCATCCTTGATCGGCCCATCCGACAGACCAACATGAATACCGGCATTGGCCAGGCCGATCAGTGCTTGATTTGCCCCATCAGCCGCGCTCACAGCTGCATCTGCAGCATGGGTTAGCAGGTCCCTCTCAGGAGTGGTTGTCGACAGGAACTTCCTGGACCTGATGCCTTTGGCCACCAGAGTACGGTAGGTGTCGAGCCCATATTTCTGCTGGAACTGAACAGGCGTCAGGGCCTCGTAGTCGTCGAGAAGCTTGTTGCCCGCTGTCAGGCCATTGCCACGCTGCTCAGAGAGCGACAGGGCCGCCAGTGCATCGGGATTGCGGAGGGCTGTGTCGATCTGAGCCAGATCGAGCTTCAGCTGTGCATCCGCAGAAAGCTGAGCTGGAGCCTGAGCACCTGGGGCCACAGTGCCCGGCATCGGCAGTCCAGGATCCTCCACACCATTGATCACGGCATTGGTGAACTTCGGGCCCGTCTTCGGCTCATTCACAGACGGCCAGGTCGTGGGATCGAGGAGGTTGAACTCAGCCATTGTCAGCTCTGGTTCCAATAGAAAATGTGGGAGGTATTTCTCCCCCCACATTACTCAAAATGGTACTTAAAGCCAGAAGAAAATCGGCTAGTGATTATCTAGTTAACCCCCAGATCGGAAGCCGACCCTCGGGTCACTGTCGATCGTCGACACGGTCTTCTTCATCTGCCCGAGAAGCGTCTGGTACTCGAGCTGGGCTCGCTGAAGTTCCCTCTCGAGGGCCGGCGTGGCGTTGGTGCGTACCCGGGCGAGCAGGTTCACATAGCGCTGCTGTGCCTGATCCACCATCCCCTGCATGTTGGTGAGCTGGGTGGCCGCGTTCTGCTTGCTTCGGGAGTTCTCGAGCAGTTCCATAGCCGGACGGAACTTGTCACCTCGGGTCTTGCCGTCCTTGTTGTAGACCTGCCCAACCAGCTCATCGAACCGGTTGTAGTCGACATTCGTCTGTCCCTGGAGCCAGCGAAGGATCCACGGCTCCTGGTGCAAGGAGTTCGCAACGACAGTTGCTGCCTGCCCAAAGGACATGCCGTACTTGTCCTTGATGGCGTTGATGTTGTCCGTGAGCTCCGGATCCTTAAGGTCAACGTCCGGGCCCATAGCAGAGCGCAGCTTCGCAAGGCTGGCTGTCTGGCTCTCGGTTGCCAGCGACTCATCGAGCAGAGACTCGGCAAGCGCCGTCGTGCCCCAGATACTATCCACTCGCATAGCGTCCATGACCGAGGCAGCCTGGTTTGCCACCTCCACGGTCCCTTGGAACAGGGCCTGGTTCTGAGCCTGGTTGAGCTTGGACGAAGAATTCAGGGCCGACTCGAAGAGCTTCTGGCCCTCAGAAAGAGCCGGTCCATTGGTCTGTCCGGAAACTGCCCCAGTGATACCACCCAGTGCTCCGGCGTCACCGTTCTGGTAGGCCGTAATCGCTGCGCTGAGATCCTTGTCCGAGACGTTCTTGAAACCCTCCCACTCCTGGCGAAGCCCACGCATCTTCGCCTCCATGGACCGCGGTCCAGAGATGCGCTTGTCGACGAGATGGTAGAACATTGCGTCCTGCACCTCCTTCGAGAAGACCGTGTCACTCGGCAGACCCATCTCATCAGCCACCTGGCGGCGAGTTGTTCCAACGATCTGAAACCTGCCACCAGGAGTGGTGACTCGGCCGATCTCTCCATTGACCCAGCTGCCGTATTCCTTGTCGAAATCATCCAGCTGGGCGAGGGTCATCTGGGTGATGTCCACGCCCTCAAATGCCCCACCCGGACGCTGAGAGTGCCCAAAGAGAGTGCGATAGTCGCCATTCCCTTCAGTGCGATCGATCAGTCCGATGAGGCCGCGGCTCGGTCCACCAGTCCGTGCGTCGACGGTCTGTTGCAGCATGTAGGATGCGGCATTCGTGTCCGGACCCTGAAGCAGCTTCGCCTGGTCGGAACCAAGAAGAGCAAGCGCCTGCTGCGCCACCTGGGGATTGAGCTGGCTGCTTTCACGGATCATACGCTCGGCAAGAGCCACGTCGTTGCCCGTCGAGCGCAGCGCCTCATTGTAGAGCGTCTGGGCCGACATCTGGATCTCATGGGCTCGAACAGCATCACCCTGATCCCGTAGATCAGTGTTGGTCCTGATACCCTTTGTGGTAGTGTCGAGGTTTCCGTTGACCAGCTGGGTCATCATGTCAGTAGTGAAGCCGGAGTCAGCGAGCACCTTGGAACCGCCTCGAGTGAGTTCCTCGGCCTTGGCTCGACCTTCAGGAGTTCCCAGCGCAGCATAATTTTTGATCTGGTTCACCAGATCGACGGCTGCAGGCCTACCAGCTTCGAAAGAGCGAGTCTTGTCGTTGTTCCAGGCCAGCTGGTCGTTCTGCAGTGACTGGTTCTGGTTGTTGAGCCGTTGCCCATCGGTGACCACGCCAGTCTGCACATCTTTGAGCAGGGCTGCCGCATGGGCATTGGCGCGGTCAAAGGTCTCAGGAGTGATCGCCGATCGGTCCAATCCATCGAAGATCGTCCCGTTCTGCAGCGCATTCCGAAATGCCGGGGCATCGGTGAAGCCTGAGATCCTGGACAGGAACTCACCGTTGGCAGCAGCTTTCTGGCTGTCATTGAGGCGGCCCAGTGCATCGATGGAGCTCTGGAAGCCGTTGCTCAGCATCTGGCCGGCAAGGCGCTGCGACTCCGCTACACCGGAGAAGTTGGGGGCTGAAACTTCACGCCAGGTAAGCGGAGCCATGTTGGTATCCTATTATCTTGATAATCAGCCGATGGTACGGGTCGGAAGGCGGTTCTTGTCCAGGTATCCCTGGATCTGATCGGCCGACTGCCCTTCGGTGAAACCTCGAGATCGAATGCGGTCATCAAGGGTCGTGTTGTAGGACTGGATCGAGTTCGCCAGGTTCGTGTTGGCGAAGTCCTTCTGGAACTTGAAGCTCTCCTTCGCGAGCTTGTTGGCCTCCCAGGCTTGCCAGAGGCTGCCGATCGTCTGCAGACCACCGAGAGCCAGCTGGGCCGTATCCAGGTTGAACCCAAGACCACCCGACATTCCGGGAACAGCTGACTTGTTGGCCCCGATGGCACCGCTCGGTCCAGCTGCTCGAAGGTAACTGCCGACAGGATTTGATACCCCGACACCCGACAGGGTGTCGATGTTCGGGATGATGCCGAAGTTGAAATCACTGGCGTTGAAGTTCATGGGTCACCCCTATTTACGTGAATGCGTCCGGAAGCTTTAGGCTGTAGGTCGGGAAGTCGTAGAGGAGCTCCCGGGACATCTCGGCAATCTCGCTTCCGGTCATCAAAGTCCGGGTCAGGAAAGTTGCGGAGCTCTCTGCCACCAGGTCCTTGTTCAAGGCTTCGGTAAGTGACAGAGGGTCAATGACCCAGCTACCATAACCGAATTCCTCGAAAAGTGCTTGCTGAATTTTCGTAGTTTCTGCCTTGGCCTTATTGAGATAATCGACGGACTTGTCCTGGAGCTGCAGCGTCCCCGCGTTGATCTGACCAGTGAACCCCTGCCCAACAGCACTTGTCATGGCGAGAAGGTTGTCTGCTCGAAGCAGATCCCCCCAGTTTACAGTCAGAGTACCCGCGGAGACGAAAGATCCGGCGGCCTGGCCAATGACAAACATCAGTACCGCGGCAATCACCGGAGCCATGGGGCCCAGAGGCTTCAAGACCGTGTCCAACAGCGATATCAGGATCATGGCGGCCAGGGCGTTCACAACGGCACCAACAATCGCTGCCGTCATGCCGGTGAAGCCTAAGGCGGTACCTAGAGCCAGGTGAGCCCCGAGCAGACCAAATCCAGCACCCCCCGTGAACAACACGCTCACCACTGCTATGACAATCACCAGGAAGATCCTGAAGATGCCGGTCTCCCACCATTGGGTCTTGTGCACCTCGTAGCAGTTGAAGACGATGAACGTGCAAGCCGTGGCCACCTGAGACGTGCTTATCAGGGAAGTCTCTCGCCACACATCGTAGTGGAGCGGAACCACGAAGCCCGACTCCTCGGTGTCGTCAATTGCTGAGAAGGCGCTAATTTCTACGCGCTTCGAGCCGTAGACGTAGTTGTAGTGGAAGAACCCAACCAGCTCGAGGTACCGATAAGTCGAGTCGGTTTCCTGCCAATAGAGGCGCAGCTTCTCGTAGGTCTTGCTACCAGAGGAGACGGTCCCGTTTTTCTGGAACCAGAACTCACCCACATCAGCGTCGACCTTTCCCAGGCCACTGCCGGTTGTCTCCGAAAAATATCGCCAACTGAGCCGGATGTCATAGAAAGACGATACCGAGGTTTGGCCCTTAATCGTGACGATATTCTGAGATGCCAGGGACGTGGTCGTAGGCCCGCCGATCTGAATATCCCGGAGGCTCTTGAAGAAGTTGTAGAGGTACCGCCGGCTGGCGTTGTCCTGCACGTTCAACGAGACGCCAAACATGATGCAGGCATGGTCAATGTCATCCAAAGACGGATTGGTCTCGAGCAGCTCGACAAGATCCGAAATCTTGGCTCCATCCATGACTTTGCGGTAGGCCCGGGTCGTCTGGGCGTAAGCATCAGGAAGGTAGCTCTCCGAGAGGAACTGGTTGTTCAGTCGGATCGGGATGAACGGAAAGAACGAGCCATAGCTCACTGAGGATGAGATCAGGTCGTCCAGGTCTTGGTTGCCATCACCTACGCCATAGATGAACAATCGATCGACGGTCGGAGACGTCGACAGGGTGTACCTGGCGTAGATGTAGTAGCCGCTTGCATTGAAGGTCGGCAGAGTCGCCGGGATTACCTCGATGAGAGGGGTCGGGGAACCATCCGGGAAAACGATCGTGATGTAGTCACCCGCATCATCGATCGCATAGCTCCAGTCCAACGCAATATCGGTGGGTCGGTTCTCCAGGATCCAACGCTCCGCCCAGTAAGCTGGATCAGCCAGATCGATGCTCAGGGTATCGATCGTGACGACATCTCCAATCTCTTGAGGAACTGCTGCGGCAACCACAGCCTCGTCAGGAGGCTCGTCCGACTGGATGGAACCAGAGGGAAGACCAATCTCGTCAAAGTTGGCTGGATTGGTGGCCCAGTTATAGAAGTTCCGCATGCGGAACGCTGGACCCTTGAGCATGCCCTGGGTAATGGCGCTGCCCATGCTGTCACTGGCTTTGGAGAAAACCTGCTGAACAGTCAAAGCCTTAAGGTAGTCCGGACGGTTTTCCGGACCACCGGCCATGTTGTAGACCACCGAGGCGACTGCGACTTCCGAGGCCACGGTAGGCCCTCCAGCTTAGCTGCCGAGACTATTCGCGGCACGAATAGCCAGAAGCACCTCGTTGATCTCGGTGTTGGTGAACTGCGTAGGAGCGGTCAGCCCCTCGTCGATCGTCTTCTGGGTGATCCAGGCATCAGAGAAAATCTTGGCCACCTTGGTCTCGGCATCCCGCTGATACGAAGCAATCTGCTGAGTGTAGAGATCCTTCTGCTTTCCAACCGCACCAGCCACGGTGGTGACGCCATCAGTGCGGGTGTTCAGTGTCTGAGCTCGCTGCACTTCGGTCTGCTCGAGCAGCAGGGCTTCCTGGGCCGGAAGCAGGTTGTCCCTGGTGAACTCCAGGTTCTGGCCCTGGATCACCAGATTGTCGTTCTCAGTAGCCGCTTTCAGCGCTGCCCAGTATGTCTGGTCAGCCGCAACAAGAAACTGAGATGCCGTCTGAAGGGCCGCGGTAACCACGGCGATGTAGGCCTTGGTGTACTCAGCCCCGGAGATGCGATTGGCCTGGTATTCGACCTGAAGATGAGCCGTGAGGCTCACCATCAGTTTGTCGAACAGGCCCGTACCGGCAACAACTCCGGTGGTCAGGTCGGTGACTGCAAGCTTTACCGGTACGGGCATCGTCTACTCCATTAACTAGATAATCAGAAGTCGATTATCTTACGACGACATGCCGTCCGCGGCAGCCTGCTGAGCCGCTAGACTGGCGAGTTCGGCCTTCGTCAGGGAAGGGAGCACTTCCAGAGCGAACTCACGGCTCATGGACGACTCCACGATCGTTCGACCATGGCTGTCCTTGCGCGTCTTGATGTTGACGAACTCGCGCTCCTTGAGCTGGGTGTAGATACAGTAGGGGATGTGGTACCCCTTCTCGGTGACCTCACCATAGGGCACGAACTTGCGGACCGCCCCCAGCACCTTGTTGGCGAAGGTGAAGATCTCACCCGGAAGATCCTTCTTGCTCGGATTGAGGTTGGTGATCCGGACCCGAACGAGCTTCATCTGCTCGGCGTACATCTTCTGGCGCTTGCTCTTGCGCGTGACGGCAGCCGAGGCCTGGACAGCCGGCGCGGAATTCACAGGCTCCTCCTGGATCTCGGGCTCTTCCTTGGCCTCTTCTTCCTTGGCTTCGCCCTCGAGACGGGCCTGGATGCGAGCCTTCAGCGACTCGATGCCGATGTTGTTCGAGAACGAGATACCCATCAGCCGGGCCCGGTTCTTCAGCATGTTCAGCTCGGAAGCCGGATCAGAATTCTCTGCGGTCTCGCCGGACGTGTCGATGTTCGGATCCTGGTTCTCTTTCGGCTTCAGCAGATTGTTGAACAGGCCGTCGGTCGAATTGGTGGTCATAGTGTTTTCCTTGGGTCTCTTTTTGAGGGCGTATGCGTTGAAGAAAAAAGGGGAGGAGGAGCTGTCTCCCCCTCCCCTTGCTGGCTCAGACCATCACCGATCAGATCGGTGCGACGGTCTTGATGAGGCCGATGCGCTCGGGACGCTTGATCAGGATACCGTAGTACCACTTGATCGAGCTGAACCCGGTCTCGCCATACGGATCGTTGCGATCGGCGGTCTCCTTGCCAGGCATCTTGGTCATGACCGAGAACTTTACGGTCTTGCCATCGGTCTGGAAGCCGATCGTCGAGAACGAGTCGTCGCCGACGACCAGCATGGGGAACACGTCGTAGTGGTCGCTGGTCGCACGGTAGCCCAGATTGGCCACGGTTTCGCCAGCACCGACGCCAGCCCAGTGCAGCATCTCGGGGACCTGCACGATACGGAAAGCATCGACGGTGCCGATCTCGCCGTTCAGGATCGTGCCGGCGTCACCGTACTGCTGAACCGGGATGAAGGCCGGATTGCCGAAGGTGTCCTCGAGGCCCTTCACCAGGGGAGTCAGTTCCGAACCAATGAACATCACACGAGCGGCCGGGAGGGTCTTGGTGTCGACCAGACGGGAGCCGGTGATGATCTTGGTCTGCTTCGGGGTGCGGTTGTCCGTGAGCAGCTGATCCATGCGCTGGAGATCGGCATACGTCACGACCGACGGATCCGCGCCTTCACCAGTGATGGTGCCGTTCGTGGTGGCCTCACCAGCGTACAGGATGACGCCGGCATTGGTCAGCAGATCCTTCTGGAGGATGGCCTCGGTGATCTGGACGGCGCCGTTCATGAGCTCGCGGCTCAGGTGATCCATCAGCATGTCGTCGGAGTCGAAGTCCATCGACTCGGCCGTGAACTCGGTGAAGAAGCCGAACTTGCTCAGGGAGCCTTCACGGGAGATACGAGTGAAGCCGACACGGTTCACACGACCGCCGTTCTCGGTCAGAACCGGAAGCTTGCTGGTGATGGTGCCGATGTCCTTGGACGAACCGTACAGATTGCCGTCGCTGATCGTGGCGCCCGAAGCGTCGATGCCCTGGTCATTGATGTTGCGCTCGTCGAGGAGCGGAACATACTCGAAGACCTTGATGGTCTTGCCGTAGTGCTTGGGCATGTTGACGGCGCTGGCGAGGGGCATGAAGTACTGCTCCTTGCGTGCCTCGATGAGGGCCTTCTTCAGCCAGAAGAAGGTGTTCATCTGGCCGGAGCCGGATCCGTCGATGTCCGACGCGGTACCCGCGTTGGTCTGGGTGGGAGCGTTGTAGTTCAGCATTTTGAAGAAAATCCCCAGTCAAGGATCAGAGACGACCCTTGAACGTTTTCAGAAAATCGTCGTCCGCCATCTCGAGCGGGTTGACGGTTGCGTGGGCTGAGCGCTGGCTTACCGTCTTGGTGGAAGCCGCTGCTGCTGCCTTCTCGCCATTCTGAACCTGGGCCTTCGGAGCTGCTGTGCGAACGGCGACCACTTGGGGCTGCTGGGAAGTCGTGCTTCCCGACGAGCTCTGGGTTGCCTGCTTGGAGAGATGATCTCCAGCGAGCTTGTAGGCTTGTAGGAACGGCGTCGTCGGTGGGATCTGACCCAGGAGCTTCTGTCGTTCCACTTCAGCAGTGATGCGGTCATAGACCCCATTTTCACGCTGAGCATTGATGACATTCAGAAGCTCGGGAGACTCCCAGAGAACAGACTTGCTCTCTTGGTCCCACGTCTGGTTGACAACTCGTATGGTCTCCTGGCCGGCCTCAGTCGACTGCACGTCGTTGAGAACCGAATGAAGCGCCATCTCCTTGTCACTGACAGAGTGGTTCGTCGGAGTGTAAGTTACATTATCTCCGATATTCAATTCAAGGGGGTCGATACCCGACTCAGCGATTAATTTCTTAATCGCCTCGGGCTTTTTGTTATTAATGTCGATGAGGAACGACAGCCGGCCCTCATCGAGCAGATCGTTCTTCTCGAGCATGCGGAGGGTCTTCAGCGCCGGTTGAAGGTCCTGGAGCTTGCGGCCGTATCCGGCGCCCATCTGCATGAGACGGATTGCTTCTTCCGGACTCTCGAGCTTGATCTCTCGTCCGTTCGCCTTGAACGGAGCCATGACCTTCTTGAAGAAGCCCTCGAAGTCGACCTTCGTCTCTGTCGACGTATCGGCAGCGGCTTCTGTCTTCGAAGCGTCTTTGTTGTCGCCGTCTGCGGCTGACGTGTCCTTGGAACCAGTAGAAGCATCACTTCCCCGGTCCTTGTCAGCGCCGGTTACCTTGGTGGCCTCTACTCGATCGGTGGTGGGTCCACCGTCTTCCTCGACAGCTGCAGCAGCTGTGGATGTCGTGGGATCAGTGGTGGTGGTGCTTTCAGCACCCTCAGACGCCGTCTCAGCGTGCTGCTCACCCTGCTCGATGCTGGTACCGGCTTCAGTCGTGGTGGTAGTGGCACCAGCAGTTTCCTGCTGGCCTACATCCGACTCGGCCGGCGTCGGGGGAGAATTGATCTTCAGGAAGTCGTCGTCCGACATCCCGAAGTAGTCTTCGGTGGAGGTTTCGCCGGCCATGGTGATCACTCGTCTCCGTCGGCTTCAGACATCAGCTCGACGAGAGCTTCGTTCATGGCCGGGAGTTCCCGCTCGGCATGGGCCCCCATCTGCACCATCATGGACAGGTAGCGCTTGGCATGACCGGTGGCCTGGGCCATCGACAGAGCGTCGGCACGCTGCATGGGGTCGAGAGCAGGATCGGACGAAAGCTGAACCAGGCGAGCTGCCTCTTCCTGGAAGTAGCCGTCGAGGAACAGTTCCTTGAAGTCCGGGTTCGTCGACAACCTGATCGCCGTATTGCGACGACCGATGAGCTCTTCGGCATCCTTGATGCCCTGCTGGAGATCCTGAAGATCCGACATTATCAGTCCCTATTTTCGTGTGGGTTAGTAGGCGATTATAGACATATCGCCTACGATAATGTCGGGTCAACCCCTTCTTGATAATCTAGACTCGATTATCTTGGTAATCAGGTTACCTGATCCCGTGATCTGATGAGCTCGTTGAAACCAGCAGCCGCCTCGATAGCTGGCTTGGTTTCATCGGGTTTGCGGGGCTTCAGCAGAGCCTTCGTCACCTCGAGACTCTGGTTGCCGGAGGACTGAGCCACCTGCTTCTGCATGTCGCGAGCGTGCTTAGTACCCGTTTCCTGCTCAATCGTATCCAGCACACCCTGCTCCGCGGTAACCAGTTCCTTCTGGGCCTTGGCCTGGTTGAGTGCGATTTCGGAATCGATGCGCTCGATCTCCTTTTGCTCCCGCATGATCTGGAGCTGCATGAGCTGCTGCTGCATCGGATCCGGTGTGGGTTTGAACGAGAGAAGCTTCTGCTCGAGTTCCGGCATGCGCTTCAGACGTGCGATCTCAGCCAGGATCATCTGGGTGAACGAAAAATCCACCTTGGGCCCCATGGTCTGGAGCATGAACGACAGATCCTGGGATTTCGCCTGGTCAATTTCCGCAGTCGAAATGTCCACCTTCAGATCGAATTCGCCGGCCACGCTGGACAGCTCGGTCCGTCGGATGGTGATGAATTCGCTGTTGGTGACAGCAACCACCTCCTCCTCGGAGAGAAGGTCGGCGTTCATGGAGATGAACTTCTTGCCGATGAGCACGAGGCCTGCCGCCAGTCGACGCAGGATCGCCATCTCCCTCTTCGAGGCAGCATCCAGAACGCCCTTGATGCCGGTGGCAACATCACCGAAAGCATCTCCGGACAGGCCACCAGAAAAAGCCTTCACACCCGTGAGAGCCTCTGCTTCCTGGTTCTGTAGCCCAATCATCAGCATGGCCGACTGTGGGATATCCGGATATTTGTGCTCCACAATGCCTGTCTGCGGCGTGAAGTTCGGGTTGTACTCGTAGTCCTGACCAGACTCGAAACGCCTCTTGTTCAGGGTGTCGAGCATGCCCTTGGCAAAGCCCTGCTGCCCATTCGCCGATCGACCCAGGAGATCAATCGTACCGCGCATGATGGCGCCCAGGACCTTCTGATTGTCCTCGAGAAGCTCAGCGTCTGGCTCACCCATGACCTGCCGCTTGATCGGCATATAGGGAACCACGACGAACGGGTGCTTGCCGTCCTTGAACGGGTTGACTTCCAGGCGAACCAGGATGCCCTCAACCCAGGTTGCCACGATGGGCACCAGCTCCCCATTCTTGTTGATGTCGTAGTTGCCCCAGTACTCATGGGCCACGACACGCTTACGGAGAGCGTCCTTGTAGTTGAAGTTGATGTCGTTGGATTGCGGAGCATGGTTCGGAGCCAGGATGGTGGTAGCACCCTCCCAGTTCACATATTCCAAGTTCTTGTACCGCTTGGGTTCCTTGCGGAGCTCGGCCTGGGAGGTCTCAAACGAGATGATGACGAACCCAGCCTTCTCGAGGTCGCCACCACAGGACGGGTCGAAGTACAGATTTTCCGGATTGACCGGGTCAAGGGTCGGTCGGTTGTCGATGACCTTTTCGACCTTGACCGTCTCGATACCGACCTGCACTGCCACGGTCGGAGTGCTCGATTCCAACCAGAAGTCCACGGCTGCCTTGAGCTCAGGACTCGTGCTCTGCTCGTATCCAGCAGGATTTTCGGACTTCAGCTGAACCGCAGCCTCGAGAGCCGAGATCTGTTCCGCAAACTGGGGAGTTTGATACTCCCAGACCGGAACGGTCTCTTCGACCATCTTGGTGATGCGTCGCCAACCAGTGCGCACCACCGCGGTGCCGTCGTCGACACACGACCTGACGTAGTTGTCGATGAAGTTGACACGGTTGATCTTGGTGCGGAACTGCCAGTTCAGCAGCAGCTCGTTTTGCCTGGCTGCCGGACCATCCTCGAAGGTGACCGGCTTGACGTCGAACATCTTCTCAGAAGAGTTGAACGGCTCACTCAGTGCAGCGTAACGCCACTCTGCTTGCCGGCGCACCAGCTTGGGCTGAACCTGGGACCGGCCCTT